TTAGCGAACCCTTAAAAATCTTTACAAAAACGTATCACCTATGCTATAATATAGTCATCAAAGGGAATGAGCTCTAACCTTTGAACCAAAACAAAACAATCTAAAACAAAAGGAGAAAAACTATGGAAACAAGCGCATTGATTGCAACAGCAACAACTCATGAAAGCAAAGTAAACCTTTTCAGAGCACTAACGAACGCAACCTCTTTTAGTGAAGCAATAAACAAAACCTTGTCTGTGGTGCAGATCATTGACCAGCCCGCGGTAAACGATCAGGGCGAGCCGGTAAGCCGTTATTTCTTCCTTTGCGAAGATGGATCCGCTTACATGTCTATGGCCTTAGGCGTGGATAGCTGCGTCAAAGCAGTTAGATCAATTTGGGGGACTGATTTTGCCGAACCCTTGCAGATCGTTCCATGCCAGATCAAGACAAAAAACGGCCACACTTATAAATTTACTGTACTGTAAATTTATTAAAACTCAAAATTATAGCCCGGTATATCCGGGCTATAATCATTTAATGGTGAATGTATATGAAAAAATTTATTCATACGAAACAACGGAAAGCGGCACTTGCAACAGTTATTCGGGGATATAATTACAATATACGCCGAGCCGCCGCGTTGAAAGCACATGGAAAATATCAGGGAGTTGTACTTCCTAAAATATTGAATGTTGAAAAAGAATTTGTAAAAATAACAACCTTAGAAGAATACAACGAGTTGATAAACCGTTTAAGAGAAACAGCGAGGGTAACCCGTGACGAAAAAACAATTCAATTAGGTAAGTACAAAACAATAGAAACCCAAACCACACGAATAATTAAAAAACAGCAGGAAAGAAGCATTCAAGCTTTTATTCAAAATGAAACGCCTGCAAAAACGGAATTCAAATCCGAAAAAGCGTTAAAACAATTTATACAAGACTATCAGCAAGAAACCTTTGAATCATTCAATGAAGCTCGTTCACAAACATTCAAAGAAAATGTTGCAGTCGCGTTGATGGCCTTAAGCTTTGATGATCTACTTAAAGAATGGCACCATTTATCTTTGATTCAAGTTGATTCGGTTTGCAGGGCTTGGCCTGAAGCAGTTGAGGCATTATGGGCGGCGTATGATTCTAAGGATCCGCAACAAATACAGGAAGCTTATGACCGAATGCGAACAGCTATTAACGGAGTAAAGGGAAAGTAGCATGAAAGAATATATTTCCGATTTTGAAACACAAAAAGACCCTGACACCGGTGTCATGTCTGTATGGGCATGGTCTATTGTTGAGGTTGATAATTTGTCGAATATTCAATACGGAAATAATATTGAGACATGGCTTTCAGCAATTCAAGGACTTCCGAACGGATCCTTGATTGGCTTTCATAACTTAAAATTTGATGGAAGTTACATTTTAAGCTATCTTTTAGGTGTAGCAAAATGGCAATATAATGATAATCTCAAAGAAAGAAAAGCAAAAACCGTTGAATGCTTAATTAGTTCAATAGGTGTACATTACAATTATCGAATAAATTTCACAAAAAGAAAGTATGTCAAAATCTATGATACCCTAAAAATATTCAATATGAGTGTTTCGCAGATTGCTAAGTCTTTCGGAATAAAAGAGCAAAAAGGCTCAATAGACTATGTAACTTTTCGCGGATATAATTATACTATGACACCGGAAGAAGTCGAATATATTACCAATGATGTAATCATTGTAGCCAAAGCAATTAAGCAATTCCGGAATGAGGGTCACGAGCGAAACACCATAGCTTCAAACGCAATGCGCTACTATAAGAAAAATAGTTACTATTCAAATTATGAATTTTTGACATACTTTCCTCACCTTGATGATAATTTGTATCACCTATTAAAGCGAGCCTATAAAGGCGGGTATTGCTATGTCAATCCAAAATTCAAAGGTAAACCGGTAGGGCATGGCAGGGTATATGATGTAAATAGCTTGTACCCCTCTGTAATGAGCGATCCGCTAAACAAATATCCAATAGGCACTCCGGTATTTTTTGAGGAAAAATATAAAGACGATCCAATTTACCCGCTATATATACAGTTCATAACCGCGCAGTTTGAATTGAAAAAAGGCAAAATTCCAACAATACAAATCAAAAATGATAAACGCTTCAACCCTCGCGAATATGTGACAACAACTGGTTGTTTAATGGTTAACCTATATTTAACGAATGTTGATTTAGAAATGTTCTACGAGTGTTACAATATAAAAGAAATTCAATATATAGGTGGTTATAAATTTATAGGCCGATCAGGAATATTTATTGATTATGTCAATCATTTCAAAGAAATGAAAATGCAGGCAACTATTGAAAAGAACGCAGGGAAAAGGAGCATTGCCAAGCTATTCTTAAATTCTTTATATGGAAAATTTGGTGCCAGCAATGATAAATTTGTTAAAAGGCCATATATAAATGATAAAGGAATTCTTGCATATCAAACAGTAGAAACCCCGAGACCTGCCAAAACAGTGTATGTTCCTGTTGCCGCGTTCGTGACAGCTTACGCCCGGAGGTTTATTCAAACTCTTTTTATAAAGAATGTAGATCGTTGTTGCTATTGTGACACGGACAGCCTACATTTGATCGGTGATGATCCCCCGGAGGGGGTAAAAATCAGTGATACAGAATTCAACTGCATGGCGCATGAAAGCAGCTTTTCAAGGGCTAAATTTCTTGGTGCAAAACTGTACATTGAAGAAGATGAGCAAGGCAACCTTGATGTAAAGGCCGCAGGGTTGGGGCAAAATGAGGTAGTAAAAAATCAAATCACATTTGACAACTTCAACACCGAGCAAGAATATTTTGGAATCCTGAAAAGCAAAACCGTGCAAGGCGGTGTAGAATTGAGTGAATCTACATTCAAGATACGAGAACGCGGGACACGATTTTAATAAACATTGTCGATTATTTCAGCGAATTTGCTCAAATTTATTTACAGTTTTGTGTATTCGTGGTATAATTAAGACAAGAAATGAGGAAAGAAACAACTAAATTAAAAGGAGTAAAATTATGGAAAAAATGTTTGAAAAAAGATGGGATCGTCATTATGGATACGCAACCGCCTATTGGGTTGATCTTGAAAAGCCGATCTTTGTTTTTGATTCCAGTTTGAATGAAGTTGTAAAATACGATGAATTACCGGCAAAAAATCAATTTTTAGTTGATAGGGCTATTGATGAATTTGAAGATGGTAATAATAATGTTATCCGTTTAGGTTGTAAATTATATGAATGCTTTAATTACACGCGTTTTTCTATTATGCGAGAAATTGAATATTTTGATGAAACAATATACAGTAATAACGATTTTAAAGAGGTGTAAAAAGTGATCCGATTTCTAATTAAACAACAATTCGCTTGGGCTGAAAAATGCTTTGACAGGGAGGGAGAAATAAAAAAGCCTTTTGAGCGTTATTTTGCTTCATTCATCAATCAGGTGTTAAAAGGTCAAAAAATAATAACGCTAAGAGCGCCAAACACCTTAACCGGTGTCCGAGGTCTTATTTACTTTTCAAATGCTTTGGATTTGATACGGTATCTAATTGAAGTTCATGAAGAATCCAATGTTGTTGCGTTAACATTCAAAATGAACGCTAACGCCAAATCAATGCATGCGGCAAGAAATGTAATAGCGATGTATGAAAAATGACAAATTATGAAAAAATCAAAAATATGCCAATTAAGGAATTTGCAAAATTCATAGATGATATTAGTTCAAATTGCCATCTAAACGGATGTTATAAAACACAGAAGTTTTGCAAATACTGTCCGATAGAATGCGGCGAAGGATCAGCTATTGATATTCTCGTTTGGCTAAATATGGAGGTTTAAAAAATGAAAAGGCGTAAATTTAGGTGTATGACTATTCATGAACGCCGTTTTAACAGTAAATTAACCCAATGTTTAAACTGTGAATATAGATCGGGTATACAGTGCCAATATCCTGAGTATTATTCAAGCGATAAACCGTACAAAACAAGAAAAGGAAAATATATTTTGATGGAGGTAAAAGAGTAATGCAACCCGCAGTGTCAACCGCTTTACAAGCAATCCTTGCAGATCGAGGTTACAAGGTTCTTGAAATAAAAACCTTTTCAGGTGCCACATTTGTCGGCAACAACATTCAAATAAAATTCAACGAATTTCTTTTAACAAAATGCGTATATTGCAATGATAAATTGTTTTCGACCATTCAAAACATATCGGAAGTGCGGATCTTATTTTTCAGCTAAAATAAAGAACCCGGGGATCTCTCCCCGGGTCTTTTTATTTGTATCGTTTACAAGCAATATTATAATCGTATATGCAAATCCACCCTGATGGGATTCTCGCCCAAATATTTTTATTGCCTTTGTAAACCAATTCAAGTATTGTACATTTTGTGCCACGCTTCAGGTATGCAATGTTGTTTTTGTCATCAAGATTCAAACAATGCTTTCTTCCGTCCGAAGTCAAATCTTTGATCTTTTTTCGTCCGGTGTTCGAGCCTGCACCCTTGTAAACGCCGCGCACATAGGTCAATGTGATTGACGATCCAATTTTAGGGTGTGGGTACTCAAAAAAGACGCCGCGTACCTTAGGCCGAAGCACACCAAGAACTCCATTGTAAGTGTGCTTTACTTTTTTACATTTTGAACCCCTCGGCCAATTTTGATCGAACGATTCAAACCAGCTTGTATTTCCGTTTCCGGTAGCTACGGCAATATGACCGTAAGGTGATATTTTTGTACCCCATACAACAATGTCACCTTTTAAGGGTACGAAAGTAGGATTGTTTTGGATTTTTTTAAACTTTTCAACAAGCGGTTTTCTTTTTTCAAAACTTGTGAAATAGTCAACCGCATTTCCCCATGCTCCAGGTTTGATACCGAAGCATGAATTCAAATAAACCTTAGCCAAATCCACACATTGGGCACCGGCCACGCGGTCATAATCAATTAACTTTCCTTTACATGAATTGTAAAATTGATCGAAAGTCATTCGGTATACCCCTTTTCCTTTGCTTCATCTTTAACAATATCCCCGGCAATAGCCGCAGATGTGAAGCTGTTATTTTTCCACCATGCCCATACTGTGGAAAACACGGTTAAAAGTGTGGAAAAGAATAAATACACTTCATCGTCCGAAAACGGAAGCGGATTTTTTCCGATCATAGTTAAAACGGAATTTATAAGCGCAACAAAAGTAACGATAGTGCGTATAATGGTATCTTTTGACACATTTTTCATTTGATTTTATCCTCCAAATCTTGTATGCGGTGATCTGCTACCTGCTGGCGCAGTTCTTGCAGGGCAACGCGTTGTTGCAAATTGTTATACTTTTCTTGTTTCTTTTCAAGTTGTTTAATTCTGTACAATGTTTTTGAATTGGCAAGCCACGCGGTGAGCGAGGTGCCCACCAGCGTGACCGCAGATGACAGAATTATAGTTAGCTGTTCAACTGTAATTCTAATCACCCCTCGAAAACAATACCGTCAACAACAAGCCCGTTTGCATCCGACACGGTGAAAATTCTGATACCATCAAATGCAACCTTTACGGAGTTTGAACCCTCGGTTACAACCATTGTAAACGCCGATCCGGTTTTGAATCCATAGAAATACTGAATCCGTTCAACCCCGGAAGCGCTTGAATGATAGCGAACGCCAATCCGGCTGGAATGCTGTACAAGGTTTGAAATCATTTCAGCAGACCAAGGTTGTACACCGCCATCTGATCGGGTGTCAATCGTTCCGGAAGTCTTGTTTTGTGCATCGCAAATTTTGCGTTGACAAATAAGCGTGTTATCGGATTCAAGATTTACGCCAATGTTGTGCTTTTCGTAGCCGTAAAGCTGGGATCCGCGCTGTAACCGAATACAAGGTGTGGTCGGCCATTCTTTCAATGTACCAGAACCGCCACCGGATAGAATCAGGGTTGTGTTAAGCAAATTATACGCGGTTTTTCCGGAAGAATAATTCAACTCAACATCGTTACAAAGTAGTTTATTCACATTCACCGCGCGGATTGTATGCGGTAGGTTTGCTTCATTGGTATTTTTGCCGTATATGTTCAAATTATCCAATGTTACAGAGTTGCAGTTGTGCATAACCAACCCTATAAGCTTAGGCATTGTAGTCGGTGGGGCTGCTGAATCATAGCGCCCAGTTATATACACATTTCCACCATTCGCGATATTAAACCAACGGTAATATTCCGACCCTGCTTTAACATGAATTTCTAATTCTTGGTGATAAATCGGACAGGCTAACAAGTCCATAGCTTGAAAAATTTGAATAAATGGATTTTCTTTCGTTCCGTCAGGTGAGCGTTTCATGTGGTATACTCCACCACTATCAGCAGTATTGTTTACATATACAATATTGTTAATGGTGGAATAGCCAACGCCCTGCCCCTGCGTGGTTGTCTGCTTAATAGATGACGGAGTACCCTGCAACAGTGATCCACGCCAAATAGAAATCATTGAATCCGTTGGGTTTACGGCGGTAATGCCCTGCGAGTTTGCGTAAACATAAAATTTATCATTTACAGTTATATCTTCAAATTCTCCAGACCAAAACCGCTGATTATCCAAATACTGCGGGATTGTGAATTGCCGAATGTAAACGCCAGCTTTATCATAAATGCGAATCGTATTCGGTGAATAGGTCAGCATTACAAAAGCGGTTGCGTTTGCCTTGACAACCTGCATGATATAATCAAATCCCGGGTTTGAAAGAGCAACCATATTTGAAGCGGTATTTGTTGCCGGATCCCACTCATACACATTCAACCCTTGGGATATATACATTTGATCGTTGGTTGCGTCATAGGCAACAGAAGAAACAGCGCTTTCATTGTACCCGGCAGGTGCAGTGTATTTTTGAATTGTTGCAAGCGTTGTAGGGTTCAATTCAAAAATTGTTTTAGAGGGCGTCCCGTTCAATTCGCTTGTGGCAACAAAAAGACTATTTCTTTTTGAATTATAAACGATTGAATTTGCATGGCCTAAACCCTCAATGTCACGGCGCGCGACTTCTGCACCGTTGGAATAGTTGAAGATAACAACCGCCGCCGTGGTTGGGTGTAGTTCAAGGGTGTGCCCCCGGGGCACAAAAGCGCAGGCATAATAAATGTTTCCACCGATTGTATAACGCGCTCCGCCTTGGTTCACCGGATACCGGTTTGTTTCATTTTCAGCGTTTGCAAGGTTTTCCCCTCGATATGTGTACCCTACAAGCCACCGCTCAAAATCAATGTAGGTTGAATGGGGCTGATTCTTAAAGGTTACAAAATCCTTTTTCAGTTGGGCGATTTCCTGCCGGAATTCATCAAAATACGGGTCACATATAACGGCAAGAATTTCTTGCAATGTGCCGTCATCGTACCATTTTTGCAACTGCTCCGTTACAGTTTCCTTAATATGTTTATCAAGGTTTTCAAGTAAATCAATCACATAATTTATCAATTCGTCATAACTGTTTACCTTTTCAATAACTTCATTCATCTTTTTCAGCACGGCATAAAGCAGTTCTTCAAAAGACAACGAATCATCATAGACCTGCGGCAAAATCCGGTTGCAATAAAACCGTCTAAGCACCGCGATAGGGTCAACATCGGGCTTGGGATAATTCATAAAATTTCCTCCTTAGTACCATAATGGCATGAATAGGTCTTTATATTCGTCAAGCAATTCCGAATAAAGTCCGTTCACTTCATTTTTGAATTGCCGGAACACTTCACCGGCAGGCATTGTTAAACCGGTTATTGTTTCGATTTGGTTTGATTTGGTTGTGGTGTCATTGGTGTTTGTGTTTGATCCTTTATCCGTTGCTTTATTTGAAGCAGTGTCAAGGTTTGCTCTGTCAGCGTATTCAATAGAATTAAAGTCTTTTGCTTTAATCATATTGCCGGGGAGATCACTTGCCGCCCCGCGCATGGTTGAATTTGAATCGTTTTGGTTTGAAAAAGAACCGGTTGACTTGCTTTTACCGGTGGCGTTTGAATCCGTTTTCCGATTAAATTTTTGATTTGCAACCGCTAAATCTGCTGTCATTTGCGCGAATCCGTCAAAAGCTTTGGCATAACCGGGCATGACTTCCATACATTTCGCTTGTAATTTTACTTTCCATAAATAGTAAGTTTCAAAAGCAAATTCATCGGTTAAATAATGCATGATAAAAAGAATTTCAAAATACCTTTTGAAAGTCTCTATTTTTTGCGGTGTTGGATAGTAGAAATTAAAGATCTTTTCACGCGCTGTGTCAATTCGGTTATATAGACCCTCGTTTCTATCCTTGCATAAGTTGTTGACAACAACTTCCAAACTGGTAGTATATCTTGCCATTACTACACCCCCTGCGGACCAACGTCAGTATCTGTGTCATCATCAAAATCGGGCTTATCCTTTTCAATGATTTCACTTTGTACTCTCGGCTTTACAGAAATATCCAAGCCGAACCGCTCATTGATCTGCTTGCAAGCATTTTTTCTTTCGTATAACATTGTTTCCAAGTTAATAGATACAAATTGATTATTTGCGTTGACTTCATCGGTTATAAGCCGTTCCGCTTTTTCATTTTGCACATTGTTAACGCCAAGAAACGAAAGAAATTCAGCTTTGTAACTTTCTAACAAGGTGTAAAGATCCTTAGCTACCAACGGCGCGCCGGTGTTTACACTCCCAAAGCAATCATTGAAATCATTGTCTTTGTCAATGAATATATACCCCTGCGAGCCGTCATATTTTGAAAAAAGATTTGCAAGTGCTAATTTTTGATTTGAAGTCCCTTTTAGAATTACCGGCGTTTTTTGCGCATTCACATTTATATCAATTATTTGCTGGGTTTTTGCGATCTTATCCACAAAATAATTGATATAAAATAGCGTAGGTGTCCACATTGGATTATTTTTAATCAACACAAATTCGTCCGCGTTGTACTCCTGATTGAAGTTAATTCCATATCCGTTAATCTTAACCGGGTAGCCGTACAGATTCAACACGGATTGATCTGCTGCCCGCAGGCCTAAAAATCCTCTATCCCGATCATTGCAGAATGCGGCCTTGCCGTCTTGGATCAACGCGAATTCTAAAAAGTCGGAGTCCACCGTGTCAGGCAAGTTTTCCCATTCAAACACGGTTGCGGCAATATTCATAAAATAGCATTGATAAATTTGATTTAGCTGTGTAGCAGTTAATATTGAATTGAATTGACCTGCAAAAGTGCCGTTTGTGGCCGGGCTGTGATACAATGCAAAAGGTTTTGTATTTGCTGGATTTTCCATTATTATCACTCCTTTTTAATCGTTATTTAGAGAATAATTCCCAAAATCGGAAATAGAATGCCAAATTGTTACCCCGGTGTTAAACATACCACGGATTGAAGCGGCTTCCGGCGCAGGTGCATTTACTTTGATATTGCAATCAACTGTCTGCAAATAATTCCATTTACTGCGGGTGTTCTTCCAACTTGATATTTTACCCCACTCGTTAATTGCATAGCCATACAGATCCAAAAAATCATCAATTGGAGCACATTCATCATATAGAGGGGAACAGTCTACTAATCGGAATTTGCAATTTTCACTTGAAATAGAATTGGTATCGCTTTGGTTGCCTTTACTTGCTACCTTAGAATTGAATGCGTTTGCAATATCTCTTGAAGCATTAAAAATAGAACTAACTGCACCAACTCCGGAAGTGATCGCCCCGGCAACATTGCCACTTGCAATATTTGCGCCAAGACTTACGGCACCGCCTGCAACTGCTCCGGCCGCGTTTAATACGGAGCCGACACGGTTAAGTGAGCCTTGAACACCGCCATTTTCATTGTAGCCAATTTGCATTTCAAAGGAATACGGAACATCAAAAACAGATTCCGCAGGTTTTGCATAGTTTTTTATTTTCAACTTAAAACCATTAGAACCAATAGGCCGCATTTCTGCTGACATTTTAATGCTATTCCCTTTTATGAATTCAGGCCGCAAAGGTTGACTAAAGCCATTATAATTGTAAACAACATAGACCCGGCACATGGAAGTAAGCATTTTTTTGTTTCGCGGATGATATCCGCATGCTAAGGTGTTTCCGGCAATTTCTGCTTCTGTATCTAATGTTATTGTAATATTTTCCTTACAATAATTTATTTCTTTTCCTTTTACGGTAACAGGAATAACATACCCATTATTTTTCAACATTGAATATACCCAGTATGGAACGCACCTAAATGTAATTATATCTTTTCTTCTATCCGTTTCGCCTGCGTATACATCAATCAATTTTTGAATTGTATCGTTGTCATACACAAAACCGGCATATTGGCCGGTCATTGATTCACTCTTTCCATATCCGCCATAAATCCAATCACTTTCACCGGCTCCGGGCGGTCTTGACACGGATACCATAGACCAGTAGGGGGTCCATGAATCACCTGCTGAAAAAACATCAATTTCCTTTTCATAGTCGGCAGGTGCCCCCACCGGCTCCGGCTGAAGCCAACGGCCAACGGTATCTTCACTTTTTTTCACATGAGCGCGAGCAATCATTGACTTATAATAGGTAATGTTAAATTGATAGGTTTGCCAATAATCGGTTGTAATATAGATCATTGCAATGTCTTGTGCGATATATTCAACGCGATCAATAAATGCATAGTACCATTTTTTATTTCCCTGACGGTTTACAAAATCGCAATTTTGGTATCGGCAATAATTGAAAGCTTCAAACCTTGCAAAGTTTCCCTCAATCCTAAAAGCTTGATCTTTCTTTATATAATTGAATTTTGTTGCGCTAACGCCTTTTTTCGCTAAATCGTCAAAGGCGGCGACTTGCGCCGCCGCCGTTGGGAAATCAACAATGGCGTGGCATTCCTCGGGCTTACCCCATGGAACTGTAAACAGATCCAATCGTGTTGTAGGGTGAGTTACTGCCATTGTTTTTACTCCTTTAGAAATTCAAAAATATAACAATCGGAACACGAATACCGTCAGCAATCAATTCGCAAAGGCATGTGCCGGTACTTCCATTATTTTTTACTTTATCAGTAGCTGCAAAAGTAATTGTTTTGTCAGCAGGATTAAAAGTCAAGTTCACATAAGTGTGGAAAGTTTCCTTTGTCGGTGCATCGGGAAGTCCGGTTTCAACCATATTCAAAAATTCAATGCTAATATTTTTGACAGCATAATCTTCCGGCAAAGTTGAATAGTTGATAGTTTGAGTAGACGTAGGTTGATCAAGTACAACATTATTACCATCTACATTATTATAATTGGTAATTGTAAAATCCTGCAACGCATCCGCTTTCGGAACTTCAAACACCATAGCATTAGCAAAGGGACAAATACCGTAAATCTGCCAAACATGAAAGAAGTATTGCCAAGTCAGGGAAGAACCGATAAAATCTTCCGCCGCTGTTTGGATATTGTCATACACCTGAAACAGTGCTTCATCACAGATCACAAAACCAATATTGGACAGCGTTTTACCGGTGCGCTTTCTGTTTTCAAGGTCATAATTATCATAGTCGAAAGAATCAACTACAATAAGGTTATTCCGGAAATCAGCTTCTGCCATGTTGAAAGCCATTGCAAGAACCTTTACGCCCAATTTGTTAATCAAATCTGAACGAATAATAATTACAATTCGGTCAGCTTCCGACCATGTTTCAACAGGATCACCGACTGCTCCGGGCTGATTGATATAGTTGTTATACGCAGTAGACGGAAATGTCATATTCATAGCAGTTTCGCGAATGGTTGCTACCATATCTTCCGCTTCATCTTTCGTAGCGGGCATTGCCAATTTACGGCCAAGAATAACATTATTTGCATACGCGTCAACAATGGACTGCTTGAACAAATTGAATTCACGAATTTCATTGCCGGAGAAAACAGAATTGATTTTTGCAGATACAAAACGGTTAAAACTTTCATAGGAAACGAAAGCACCCATCAATTCCTCACGGTTAATAGACAGAGGAAATACATCTTGACGGTTTCTGCTATAATAAGCTACTTTGGTATCGCCTTTGTACAGTTTCAAAATACCAGACAAATTTTCGCCGTTGTAGCCCATGGGATTGACCGGGTTTTCATAAATCTGCTGTACATCTGTACCCAACGGATAAGGCCGACCCTTTTTCAGGCGGGCAAGGCGGTTTGAATACCGCTTTACTTCAACAGCGGTAAACATAATTCGATCAACAAGGACAGAAATAAATTCATTGGTATGTGCCTTATAATTCAAAATAGGGTTTGCAAATTTACTAATAGCGTCACCCTCGGCAAGAACAGGCACATCATTCTGCGCAGATTCGCTCATCATGGAGCGAACGGCGTTCAATGTTTTTTGCGCTTTTGCCGCTTCAGTCAACTTTTTAGAACTCATTGAAAAACTCTTCCTCCTTTAACTCCTCGATCACTTCATCAGGTGTCTTTTCGTCATTGGCGGGCGGAGTGTCCTCGGGTTTGTCTACCTCGAGTCTCTCGCCCACTTTCATCATCAAATTGCCGTTGATCTCACGGATTCGGTTATTATCCTCGACAAGTCTTTCATTGTCGGCGGTCAGCCGTTCAATCTCGCTTGCATAGTCCACAAAAGTATCCGTGATTGTTGCAAGATCAGGGCCGATCTCGGTTACATCTTCCGCCTTTGCAACACGGTCAACAATTTCTTTGATTTGCTCTACGGATAGGCTCATTGCTATTACTCCTTTCATAGTCTATTATATATCATTTTCTCTACTTCACTTTTAATCTGTAAATTTTCAAAAAACAATCTTCCCACCACTGCAAAGGACTTAATCTTCTTTAACTCGGCTCCTGCGTGCGGGCGGTTGCTTTCTGCTATTTTGTTTACAGTTAATGGATTTGTATTAGGGTCGCCTGTTTTACAGGCGTATAATGCTTGCGAACTGGAAGCAAAGAAAAAATATATTATATTGTTGTTTGTTTTAATGTTGAAAAGCTGAATTGAATCTTTTGGCTTTCGTTCAATTTGTGAATAGTCATCGTTTAAAAATGATTCGTTATTTGCGTAATCGTTGTATTCAGGTAAATATTTTGTTGCTAATTTGTTTTGTGGAGTTGTTGCTTTCGCAAATGCTAATTCATTTGTGGTTGATAACATTTCAGCGTATATTAAATCGGTTTTGAATAGCGGGGTATAATTAAATTTTATTCCGAATGCTAAACAGTACGGATTTACCATTGATAGAGCGTTGGCCAGCATGAACACCTTGCCGTCTTGGCGCGTTCGGAATATTGTTTCTTGCAGGTCTGTAAATACCCTTAATTCATTCGGAAGGTAGCGACGAAATGAAGATTTGTTGTCTATTATGAATTCATCATAAACAATTGTTGTTACTGCTGAAAAATCATCGGAGCCTTTTAATATATCGGCGTTTGTCAGTGCGATAAATCGCCCTGCCTGCTCGCCGTCTATATAGGCAGTTTTTCCTTTTATCTCAAATTTGTGATCGGGATAATTGTTTTTATGTTTTGTGAAAAATCCGTCCGTAGCTTCTTTTATTTCCGTCTTGTAGCGGCGAAGCCATACAAATTGTTTTTTGCTTTTTAGGTATTGTTCGATCACATATTTTTTCAACTGGTATGTTTTGCCTATTCCTCGGCCGCCTATTAAAATATTTAGATAGCGGTTATAGGATAGACATTTTCTTAAACTGTAATATTTCATAATCGGTCGGCGGAGAAGTCGCACCCCGGCTCCACCCGGTACAGTTTGGCGGCCGACTCCTCGCCGGTGGCACCCACCTTTACTAATGCGTTTTGATTCTCCGCCGCCTTTACAAATAAACAGAAAGGTTTATACACCTTTCATTTATAATGATAGCAGATGAAAATTGTTTTGTCAAGGATTTTAAATAATAACTCATTGTATATTTTCATATTACAATCTGTATAGAGCAGAGACAGAGTTGAGTTGGTTTGTTTGGGGAAAGTTTATTCGTTTACTAAAATGACAATA